GTTGCACATTCCAGATGTAAAAATGACGGTGCTGCAATGAAGCGCAAGCAGATAAAAAAGCTATTTGAAAAGTGGACTTATCTACTTGGATTGCGTTGGTGGAGCGTCACCATAAATTACATTGATGATCCTACAGAAATAATAAGAATATTTCGTGTAACCGATGATGATGTTTGTATAGCACAGTCTTATTGTGACTGGAGATATGCAACCTGTAATATCTACGTCAATTTACCACAACTCAAACAAATGAATGATGACCAAATAGAAATGACAATCGTACATGAGTTATGTCATGCACTTGTAAATGAAATGCGAGAGGATGGAATAGATCACGAAGAACGGGTTGTAACAGGACTTACTAAAGCGTTCTTATGGACACAAGGCGGCTTAGATGATTAGCATAGTTACTCCTTGGCATAATTGTTCTGAGCTTTGTGATCTTTTTGAACGATCGCACGGGCGTGCGGAGATTATCAGCGTTGATAACGCAAGTTTGCCAGCACACGCTATCAAAATACAGCAAATGACACAGCGTATGGGCGGGCAATACTTACGCAATCGCACTAACAACAAGTTCTCTAAAGCCAATAATCAGGGCTATAAACTGGCTTCACACAATATTGTTGTCTTCCTGAATAATGACACCATGGCTAATTCAGGGTGGGTGTTCCAGGTGGAGGATGACGTTAAAGACGGCGCGTTGTACGGTGTATCAATGGGTGTTCGCATGGCAGCGGGAAAGACGCTACCCTACATCGAAGGCTGGTGCATTGCTGCCACAAAAGCCACATGGGAGCGCGTAGGTCTTTGGTACGAGTCATTGAGCGGTATGTATTGGGAAGATAATATCTTGAGCTTACAGGCTATGAAAGCGGGCGTTCGCTTACAGGCTACAAACTGGCAGGTACAGCACATCAACAATTACACCACCAATAGAACGCCTAACGTATTGGATAGTGTCGCTGAAAATCAGGCAATATTCGAGAAGATGGCGAAGGAGTGGAAGCAATAATGTCAACCTACTCCAATAATACACGCTTCAATCCAACACTAAACGGTACAATCCACATCGGGCATTTGTACATGGCATTGGTCAACGAAGCCGAAGCCAGAGACAGCGGAGGTAAGTTTATCGTACGCTTTGAAGACAATCAAAAAGAATGGTGCTATTACAACACGCAGAAACAAATGGATCAATACGCTGACACCATCCTTGAAGATTTGGAGTGGGTTGGTATCAAGATAGATAAGATCGAGTTTCAGTCATTGCTTGAGCCTGAATACAAAAAAATGATGCACCATCTCAATGGGGGCGATCTCAAAGTACGTGATACTTTCGTATTCGATTTACAGCCGGACGTGACATACACCAACGCAGTCGCTTATCCATACGCGCCTTACTTGACCGCTGAGAAGGTGATACTGGACTTCATGAATAAAATCAACCTGCTTATTCGTGGAGAAGATTTACTGACTGAGTATAGTCTATATTGTTATTTCTGTGACTTATGGGGATTACACAGAATAAAGCACGTATACCTTCCAAGATTACGGATGCCTGATGGATCTGAAATGCAGACAGAAATCAGCAAAGCCACTGGTAATTTCAAAGTAGAGAGTTATCGAAAAGCAGGAATGAAGCCTGACAAGTTGTTAGCTAAAATGCGCGAAGCCTGTTTGATTGATCCAGACGGTGAATGGTTGATCAAGAACATAAAGCGGAGACCTGAATGGAAATTATAAAAAACACCTCCGCTGGCATATTTATATTATTGATCGTTCTGGTTGCGATATTCTACGCGCTCAATCCTGTATTCCTGTCAGCGGTCAATATTCAGACAATGGCGCGGTCAATGTCGTATAGTGGCATTATAGCTGTTGGCATGGCACTGTGTCTTATATCCGGTGTGATCGATCTGTCAGTTGGTAGTACAGCCGCTTTTGCTTCTGTGATGTTTGGCAGATCACTTGCATTGTGGCACATGGACTTTGTTGTATCGATTCTGATAGCATTATCGTTGGCTGTAGCGATTGGATTATTCAACTCGTTCGTGATCCTGAAAATGAAAGTAACCCCGTTCATTGCAACCATATCAATGATGTTTGTTATTCGTGGGCTGGCTAATTGGGCGTCCAACGGTTATTCAATTTATCCACTGCCAGAACCAACCCTGATGCTTGGGTATGCCAAACCATTGGGCGTGTCGTGGGCTTTTGTAGCGTTTCTTATCATCATAGCCGTTGCTCATATCGTAATGGAGTATTCGTTATTTGGATTACTTACCAGGGCAACGGGATCGGATCGGGAAGTGGCTACCTGTACAGAGGTTGACGTTGACAAAGTGAACGGAATCAATCTTATCGCTATTAGCTTACTGGCAGGAATAGCAGGAATATTTATTAGCTTTATGCTAAACGCGGGCGCTCCTACTGTTGGGACGGGGTGGGAATTCACAGCAATAACGGCGTGCGCAATCGGGGGAGTAAGTTTGTTCGGTTATCACGGAAACATGTTCGGTTTATTTTGTGGGCTTGCAGTCATTCAGGTTATCCAGAATGGCATTGTAATGATAGGAGTAAGTCCGTACCTACAAACAACATTCATAGGCTGTATTTTGCTTATAGCAATGGCGGTTGATGTAAGACGGCGCACCTATTTAAATTTAGATAGAGTATAAAGGAGCAATAAAAATGGAGTATAGAAAAGTTTTTCTAATTGTTGTGATGCTGATTCTTGTAATCGGCATGATTGGTTGTAAACCAAAACCAGAAGAAGTCGTACCTGTTGAAGTTCCCCAGGCTGAAAAGTCGGTAAAGGAATTGCAAAACGGAGTGCCTTTTCGATATGTTGGCAATGGACTTGAGCATCCAGTCATCAGAATTATGATGCTAGGATTTCAAGAAGCCTGTGAAGATAATGACGCCTTGTGTGAGTTTCATGTAGGTGGTGGATTTGAAGACGCTGTTTACTTGCAGATGTTAGACCAGGCAATTGGTTTAGGTTCTACTGGTATGCTTATATCTTCTTACGGGCCACACAGACCATTAGCGATGGAAGGCATTAAAAAAGGTATTCCAATGGTAAGTTTTCATACTCCACTGGAAGAGACTGACATGCCCGGGTTGATCGCGTGGGTTGCAACGGACGTCACAGACTACGGAAAGCGTGCTGCTGATGCAATGGCAGAAAAATTACAGTGTCAGGGCCCAATAGCGATAACACAGAATACATTTAATGACGTTGAAAACGAAGCTGCTAGAAGTTTTACAGAACAAATGAAAATCAAGTGTCCTGATGTAGTTGTCTTACCATCTCAAGAAGAAGGAGGTGATCCACCCTCTGCAATCGCTAAGGCGAGCGCTATTTTGATTGCCAACCCTGACTTGAAGGGCGCATTTGGTACAACGGGCGGAAGTCCTACCACATGGGGAAAAGCCGCGGAACAATCTGGAAAACAGCCTGGAGAACTTGTCATCATTGGAATGGATTACACCAGACCTAACCTTGATCTGGTAAAAGCCGGCTGGGTGTATGCGTTGGTGGGTCAACCTATCTATGAAGAAACTTACAGATGTGTTGAATTACTAATTGCAAACCTGAAAGGCGAAAAGGTAGAATTTGATAACGTTTACCCATCACCGATTATCACGATTGATGACGTGGATAAATATTACGGTTATGCAGACAGAGTTGATGAAAAGTTAGATCGGTAAATAATGATAGACAAGTTGGTAAGACTAGATATTGGAAGCGGACAATCCCACGGTAACGATGGTTGGATTGGAATTGATCCTTTTTCTCCCAATGCTGACTTGAGATGCTTCATGTGGGATTTACCACATGATGACAATACGGTTGATGAAATCTATTCGTCTCATGCGTTGGAACACGTTGAAAAAAAATTAGTCTTACCAACATTGAAAGAATGGTACAGGGTTATAAAACCTGGTGGAAAAGTTACGCTCCGGGTGCCTGATTTGGAATGGTGCTGTAATTGGTTCTTAGCACACCAGACAACAGGTTGGGACATGGATGTGATCTTTGGCAATCAAGCACACAAGGGAGAATTTCATAAAACAGGGTTTACAAAGGACATATTGAAATATTATGTTATACAGGCTGGATTTACAATAACCAAATATGCAGAAATAAGTACACATTCTCAAAAAACACTTAGCGTGGAGTTAACAAAACAATGAGCTTCCTGAAAAACGATTTTATCCTGGTAATGGACTTCATTTTTGAAGGTAGACCGCTATCTTATGACAATCTGTGTCAGATACGGGACGCTGGTGTAAAGACCGTGACCTACTTTACGTTTTGGGATCAAATCGAAACAGCACGCGGGGTCTATGACTGGTCTATCCTTGATAGAGCGGTAAATGACGCCACAAAAGCGGGGCTAAAAATTCTAATAAGCGATTATTCCCAGGGTGCGGCATGGTGTCCTCAAGATTGGTATTGTGCGTCAAATCCAAACGATCTTGCTAAGATCATGCACTGGAAAAGCCTTTCAATCTGGAACGAAGAAGCGCAACAATACACAGATGATTTTATCCGTCTTTTAGGAAGCAGATACGTTAGCGATACAGTAAAGTTATATTCAACTCAATCAATAGCAGGGGAATCATACTTACCATTTGAGCCTGATAACGCGTTCTATGACGTTGCAGCAATTGAGGACTATCGAAAGTTTGTTAATAATCCAGTAGCTTTGCCTGTACCATATCCTCACAGATCCCCGAACGGAGATCCAATTACTGATGAATGGTTACGCCAAAGCGTAGTCAAGGCAATGGTGAAAAGAAACAAACTATTGATTGAGTTGAATGGTATCAATGAAATATGGCACTCGGGACATCATTTATGTGACTGGCAATTTGCTGGTTGCGGGTCTCCGTTTATCCGTGACGTTTTAGACAGTTATATGGTAGAATTTCCTGGGGTCATTATTAATGGTATTCAATATACTTACTGGTATCATGAAGTGTATAATTATAAGCAGATGTTGGAAGAGGACATCAAAAAATATAATATGAAAGTTTGGGCGGGGGCAGAATATTGTACAGGATTACAGACATACACACCGCAATTATTGAAGTCAAATATTTATGGATTTATTCTTGGGATTTTATCACCCTTGTCTAATTTTACGAAAGTCGAACCGTGGATGCTAAACAACATCCGAAATAGTATAAACGCTATTGCAGCGAGTAAGGAGCGATAATGGCAGCCAGAACAACAATGAGCGATCTTATCCAAAAGTTGAGGTTATTTACCAATACCAGCACTAATGATTTTACGGTCAGCTCAACAACCTATTGGACGGACGAACAATTACAGGATGAGCTTGATAAGAAACAGAAAAAAGTAAACTATCAATCGATGCAAGCAATCCCCACTTATGGCGTTGGTGGTACGGTCACTTATACAAGATACCAAACCGGATTAGCGGACTGGGAAAAAGAGCCAGTTATTCAGGATGAAGGCGGCACAACTTTGACCGCAGGAACTGCAACTGGCAATTATGCCTTTGATGACAATATCGGTGTTGTAAACTTTGTTGATGATACCGAAGGACATACAAGATACATTACAGGATATGTTTACAATGTTGAAATGGCAGCCGCGAAAGTATGGGAACAAAAAGTGGCATTATACGCAACACAGTTTGACTTTAGCACCGATAACCATAGTATCAAAAGATCACAGGTGCTGATACAATGTAGGGAAATGGTAAAATATTATCAAAGCCGGGCTGGTGTTACTCAAATTGAAATGGTGAGGAGTGATGATGTTATCTGATAAAGATTTAGCTGATATGCGTAATACTATTGAGGACAACCTACTTCCTGATACATGTTATATCTTGACGGCAACAAGCACGTCTGATGGTGCGGGCGGGTTTACTGATTCATGGGGAACCGTAACCGTATCATGTCGGCTTGACACACAACATGGGAGATATACAGACCTTGACGGTGGATTGCAGACTTATAAAAAGTTGGTGTTATCATTACCTTACGACACGACAATATCAGAGGCGAATCGAGTACAGTACGGATCAAATACCTATCAGGTAGTAAGCGTGAATGAAGGTTCATGGCTTGCTGTAAAACGAGCGGAGGTGGAAAAAATATGAGTGATAATATCAAGATTAATTCTGTTGAACTAGATAGAATTGTTAACGCGTTAGAAGGTAACAAGGAAAAAGCAGGACGCATGATTGGTTTTGAACTAGAATCTGAAACAAAACGAAGGGCTGCGCGTGATACTTCTGCAATGGCTAATTCTGTTTATACAGCAACTAAAAAGTACAGTGGGTATTCTTCAGCAAGTGGAGCTGCTCGTTCATCTAATCCAAAAGTAGAAACATCACCACATCCGCAACCGTCCGGTAATGTACTGGCAAGGGTTGGCCCCTGTGTGAATTATGCGGAGTATGTAGAGTTTGGGACGTCACGAATGGCAGCGCAACCATTTCTTACACCAGCCGCGGAGGTTGTCTCACAAAAGATAAACGACGGAACATACTGGAAGGTGTTGATAGAATGAGCGGAATATTAAATCTAGTAGCAACTGCTTTATACAGTAAGTTTACAGGTGACACAACACTAAAAGCATTGATGGCAACGGATACTAGTTTTTTTGCAATTACATCACCAAAGGACGCTGCATATCCATACGTTGTGTTTTCATTGTTTTATGGAGCGCCTGAAAACATCACACCAAGTGATTTACAGAACCACATTTATTTTATTAGGGCTTACGCTTCCAGTGCATTGACTGCCGGGAATATTCATGCACGGATAGCAGCACTTCTTCACAAGCAGACTTTGACAGTGACCGGGTTCACTAATATATGGACTGCATTAGAGGAGGAGTTTGAAGGCGATGAAGTCAACGAATACGGGAACACGATTTTTATGCGTGGCGGTGGCTTCAGAATTAGATTAGATAGTTAGGAGAAAATATGGCAACAATAACAGGCAAAGATTTATACCTCACATGGATTCATTCAGGCGGAACCGTAGTGTTATCGGGAGATTACACACAGTTTACCGATACTCCAAGTGTGGAGCTATTAGACGAAAGCGCAGGTGCTGATGAATACAGAACCTACGTCCCACGCCTGAAGGATGCGTCCTACGCACTTTCAGCGCGTTATCAATCCGCGGGGAGTGTTTTGATTAATTCACTTGCTGCGGGCGGATCAGGAACATTGATTTACCACCCTGAAGGAACAGCAAGCGGGAAAGTAAAACGCACTATTCCGGCAATTTCACAAGGGGCATCGGTAAATATTCCGTATGCGAACCTGGTAGAAATTAGCTGTACCTTCCAAGGTAATGGAGCGGTAGTCGATGCCACAAACTAAACAGGACTTGATACTTAGCAACGGCAAGGAAGTAACGTTCAATTTCAACAATATCACTATCAGAGAATGGCGATCACTGTTTGACATAAAACAAGGTGACGAAGAAGAATACAGGATCGTTGGAAAGTTGATTGGTATTGATGCTGAAGAGGCTGCAAAC